AGAAGCCAGGAGCCAGACGAGGTAAAAAACCTCGACAAACTTTCTTCTGAACTATATTCTCGCTGTATGATACGTAGAGAAAAAGCAAAGGTGCTCACACAGTTACCAGACAAGACACGTACCGACCTCTATGTGGATATATCCAATAGCGAGGAGTATGCTTGTGCAGCAGAGGACCTTGCTACTTATCTGCGTGAATATAAAGAGTGCACTGATTATGAGGTAGCTCGCAAAATGCGAATGGAAGCTCTTGTTAAATTTATGGCGCTACGTTCGATAGCAGCCAAAGGCAAGGTAAAACAAGCTATCGATTTCTGCCGCACGTTTCTTGCAAATGGAAAGCCTCTTATTCTGTTCTGCTCTCTGCATGAGATTGTAGATGAATTGAAAAAGGCATTTCCAAAGGCGGTTACAGTTACAGGTCGTGATAGCATGATGATGAAACAGGCTGCCGTTGATGCCTTCCAATCAGGACAAGCACAGCTAATAATCTGTTCTATCAAAGCTGCAGGTGTCGGTCTTACGCTTACAGCCTCATCTAACGTGGCATTTTGTGAGTTTCCCTGGACCTATTCTGACTGTTGTCAATGTGAAGACCGTGCGCATCGCATCGGACAGAAAGACAATGTTACATGCTATTATCTCATTGGTCGTGGAACTATTGACCATACTCTCTATAACATCATACAGAATAAACGGTCTGTAGCTAATCAGATAATGGCATCTACAGATGATATTCCAACGGATAAGATGTATTTTGACCAACTTACGGATATGTTTCTTAACCCCTGTTACAATGGAGAAACCAAAAAAATATGAGTTCTGCAAGACAGATATTAAAAACATCATCTTTGAGCTGGAAAAAGCAGATGTACTATATGCAAATATAAAAACTCTATCAGCCTCAAGCAGGCGGTATTCTATAAATAAGTTATTAATAAAACTCAAATCTAAATTGACATGAACAAGAACATGTTAGCAAAAGAGGTAGCTGTATCTGAAAAAGTTACGCTATCAACAGCATTCAAGACCGTAGACGGTGTACTACGTGTCATTACTGAAACACTCGCCAAGGGCGAAAGTATTCAACTCCGTGGCTTCGGCTCTTTCGTAGTCGTTAATAAGTCGGAACGTAAGGTGAACGACATTAAAACAGGAAAGCCTATCACCGTTCCTGCACACAAATCTGTGCGCTTCAAACCAAGTAAGGAAACCCTAACAAAATTAAACAAGTAAGCTCTATGATGTTATTTGAAGTAGGCGTGCGCATGGAGCGCACTTTAGAAAATGGTGCTCAGGCAAAAGTCCTCGAACAGTTTGTAGTTGATGCCTTATCTTTCACAGAGGCTGAGGCAAGTACAACAAAAGAAGTTTCTGTTTATGGTACTATCACCGATATAGTAACTATCAAGCGCTCACGCTGTACAGAGCTAATCGGAGATGGCAGCAAGGAAAAGTGGTTTAAGGCAAAGGTGAATTATATCACCCTTAACGAGAAAACAGGCAAGGAGAAGAAAACTCCAAACTATTATTTCGTCAATGCCGATACTATTGCAGAAGCAAAGAGTACCATTGATGTTTTCTTCGTAGGAACAATGATTGACTATAGCATTGCCACTCTCGATGAAACCAAGGTGTTAGATGTATTCCGACATGACTTGAATACCAACAATGAAGATTGACGAATACAAGAAACTTTCTCGTAAGGGTTGCAATAAATACGGTGCGAAGCGTGTCGGTAAACATGCTTCAAAAAAAGAGCATTACCGCTCTGCTACCTTGCAGATGATGCAGCGTGCTGGTATTATTGCAAACCTGCGAGAGCAGGTAAAGTATGAGCTTATACCTGCTCAGTATGGTGAATGTGGAAAAGATTTCAAAGGACGAACTACTCGTATACTCCTTGAACGTGCCTGTTCATACATCGCAGACTTCGTCTATACTGATTGCAATACAGGACAGACAGTTGTTGAAGATACAAAGGGCGTACGAACAAAAGAGTACATCATCAAACGTAAACTCATGCTTTCTGTGCATGGCATACGTATAAAAGAAGTTTAGCATGGAGGAAATAAAAAGAGACAGTTTCATTGTCTATCGCTCCTATTGGGAGGGATTGAAACTCATGGATAAAGATGTGCAGTGCGAGGTTTATAATGCAATTATGGAATACGGTTTTACTGGTAACGTTCCTGATTTGTCGCCAACTGCCGAGGGAATATTCATACTGATGAAGCCCAATATTGATGTCAGCCTCACACGATATAAGAATGGCAGGAAAGGTGGCAATATCTCTGCGTCAAAGCGAAGTGTAAGCAAAGTGAATACTAAGCAGATGACCTATGACGATGAGATAAAGGAAATGCTGGAGAACAAACAGTGGAATGAGCCTGTATGTATGCAGCTGAAAATTAACAGTGAAGAATTTAAGCAGCGCATTTCTGAGTTCTCAACCCACATAAAATGTACTATGGATGGTGTGGGACATGACAGTATCGGTGATGCACACAGGCATTTCATATCGTGGATGAACAAGAAATATCCACCTAAAACAGAATCAGAAGAAGTTGCTCCAGACTATACCTTTACAGGTGGTTTCGGAGGACAGGATGTATAATTAATAATAGAAATAACTATGAACGAATATCCAAAAACCTTAATTGATGCACTTGCTATGTATCGCAAACAACCAACGGGTAACGTTAAGTGGGACCAAGCGGTCCTTGCTGCATGCAAGAGTAAGGAAAAATCTGCTTCCACTTGGCTGACCCTTCATGATGTGGCAGTGAAGGTACGTAAAGACATTGAAAAAGTACAGCTCACTTCTTATGACTTACAGGACGAAGAAGCTTATAAGGCACATGCAAATCTGCTGCTCTACATCGCAAACAACGTCATGCTTGCACGGCAACGTCGGCAGTTTGTTATTGATGACTACAATCGTGACATCATACGCTTTCTACTTTATTATTTTAATGGTTGTTCTCTTGCAGAAGAAGTATTCCCTGGTCGTGGATATAAACTACACAAGAATATAATGCTACAAGGCGGTGTTGGAGTTGGCAAGACTATGCTCATGCAAGTGTTTTCTGAATACCTCATGCGTATACGCTCACCTCGCTTCTTCTATAATCTGTCAGTAACGCAGATGGTTAATTACTACACCTTGCATAATAACCTTGACCGCTTCACATTCAATGAGGAAGAAAATAAAGGTTTCCAATGTACACCTGTAAACATCTGCCTCAACGATATAGGCATACAAGACAAGACTTTCTTTGGAATGGATACTGGGTTACTTACTGACGAGTTCCTTCATGCCCGCAATGAGATTTGGACACAGTATGGCAAATGCGCTCATCTGACTACCAACCTTGATGACAAATCTTTGCGTAAGCGTTTCGAACGTAACGATGGCTTCGGGCGTTTGATAGATAGATTTAAGACGTACAATATTATTCCTATGGGCGGTGTCAGCCGCAGATAACAAAAAGATAAAGATTATGGACATAGAAGATTTCACAGATTTAGAGCTGACAGAAGAATTAGAATACAGAGGCTACGCTGTATATGAAGAAGAGATAGAAGAGGTAGATAAGGAGGATGTATATGATGAGTGTTGGGACGATATAAATAGAGCATACTTTACACTCCAAAAAGATTTCTCTTCAAACCAATTAAGAGACTTTTTGCTCGACGTTGTAGGACGTGGACATTATATTTCTAATGACGAATTATTATTACTTCTAAAAGAAAAACTATGATTGAAACAAAGCTATCAGTTAAAGAGATAGAACGTATCATTGTTGCATACTTAGGCGGTGTCAGAACAAATATTATAGTTCCAAACCTGTCATGGGGATTTCTTAACCATGAAGCAGACCTTATAGCTGTAGATAAAAATGGATACCTCACTGAGGTTGAAATTAAGCGTTCTTTTGAGGACTTTAAGGCAGACTTCAAAAAAGAGAACTACCACGACACAGATGAGCGTGTTTTCCGCTTTGGCTACTTCGTTCCAAAGTCAATTCTAAAAGAGTGTATTGAATATAACAGCAAAAATTGCAAAGGTGTAACCTTTAATGGTGAGCCATACTCTGTATTTGGTTTCACGGACGACGGGAAAGTATATGACGAAGAAGGGCGTATTATACATCGTGCTTTTTCTTATTCAAACAACCCCAGAAGTCGTAAACTATTCTTAGAAGAAAGGTTAAAAGTAGCACACCTTGGATGTATGAGGTTGTACCCACTCGGGAAAAAGAGTATAAAACGTTAATAGTAGATTTAAAAGTGTTGGCATTATGAAAAGAGAAATATTATTTAGAGGACTTTCTAACCAAGGTAAAGGTTGGTTATACGGAGATTTGATAAGAAATAAAAGAGAAGCTATAGCAATTGTTCCTCCTCATCCATTAAAAGTAACACACAGATATTCATGTTACGAGGTCATCCCCGACACCATCGGACAGTACACTGGACTGAAAGACAAGGGCGGGAACAAAATCTTTGAGGGGGATATAGTCCTCATTGGAGAGAAACTAAAAGCAAAGGTAGTATATTATGATGGTGCTTTTAGAATGCAGTCAGAATTCAGCCCTACACCAACAGATACAACCGATATGGGATATATGATGCGCGAGTTCAGTGTTCGCGTTATCGGAAACATCCACAACAATCCAGAACTAATCAAGTAAACGTATGAAGAAAATTCTTTTTAATGATAAATTTTGCCTTACGCAGGCGGTGCTTGCTGGTCAGAAGACAATGACGAGAAGGATAGAAAAGCCTACGGGAATGGTTGATGGTTACACAATGGAAGATGTGGTAACAATATTCCATGAATACAGCTCATTACTTAACGCTCACAGTTTCTCATTGTGTGATAATGAGAAAAAAATAGGAGTGTTAAACCCACGCTACCAAGTTGGCGAAGTGATAGCAATAGCACAGCCTTATAAGGACATTATCGAACGTCTGCCGATGTACAGCGATGCTATACTTGATGAAGTGGGTATTCCACGCAAGGAGTATAAGGCAGGCTGGACGAATAAAATGTTTGTTAGGGCTGACTTAATGCCTCACCACATCAAGATTACAGATGTAAAGGTGGAACACTTGCAGAATATTTCAGACGATGAAATTCTGCGAGAGGGAGTTTGGCAATTTTATGACAATAAGAATTTGTTTTATGTATCCAAAGCCATAGGCTATGCCCCTGACGTAGCCTTTCTTACAGCACGTTTAGCATTTTGGTATCTCATAGACAAAATCAGCGGCAAAGGGACTTGGGAGCGTAATCCATGGGTGGTAGCATATAGTTTTGAATTAGTTGATTAAAAGTAAATGAATTATGAAAATAAAGAATGAAGCGGAACTGTTAGATAAGTTCTGTGATAAAACCCACATAAAAGAGATACTTACTGAACCTTTTTTCAACACGAACTACAATGAGGTTTGGAGTTCTGATGGAGTTGTCCTTATTCGGATAAATCCAAAAGCTCTTACTAATGAATATCCCAAAAAGAAGTTAGGTTTTCCAAAGTTAGAGAGCCCTTGCAATAATAAAATCACTTTAGAGGCTGTAAATCAGGCATTGGATGAGTGTCCTAAAATTGATGAAGAAATTGTTATTCAAGATGCAGTTGAGTGCGAAGACTGCAACGGAAGTGGCTATGTTACTTGGGAGTATATGGATATTCGCGGACATACACACGAACATGAATCTGATTGCCCAGTATGTGATGGTACTGGAAAAAGTGAACCTGAAAGAACCAAGAAGACAGGAAAGCAGATTACAGATGAAAATGCCGTTATAAATATTGGTAACGCTTACTTTAGGGCAAGGGTTATTAGTAAACTGAAGTTTGCACTGGATTTCCTTGGAATAACCTCTGTTAAGTTAACACATAACCCTGATATAACAGCTAATGAATTTGTTTTAAACGATGACATACACATTATCCTAATGCCCATGCTTAATCCATGGAATGAGTATGATGCAGCGGTAAAATTAGTTGATTAGCGTATGAAACATACTCATGCAAGCCTCTTTTCGGGTATTGGTGGAGCAGAACTCGCTGCCTCATGGATGGGCTGGACTAATGTGTTTCATTGTGAAATACAAGAGTTTCAACGGAAAGTTTTAGAGTATTGGTTTCCTAATAGTATTTCTTATGAAGACATTACAAAAACAGATTTCACCGAATGGAGAGGACGCATTGATGTTCTCACAGGAGGATTCCCTTGTCAACCATTCAGTGTTGCAGGAAAACGAAAGGGAGCGGAAGATAACCGCTACCTCTGGGGCGAAATGTTACGAGCAATACGGCAAATTCAGCCCACTTGGGTTGTTGGTGAAAACGTTGCTGGGCTCCTATCAATGGTACAGCCTGGCAAGACGATTAAAGTGGGATGCACGGATGATTTATTCGAAGAGAATTACATATACAGAACAGAACAGCAATTCACTATTGATGCCATCTGTGAAGACCTTGAGCATGCAGGATATTCAGTCCAGCCGATTGTTATTCCGGCTTGTGCCATCGGAGCACCCCACAGAAGAGACAGGGTATGGATTGTTGCCCACCGCACAAACGCAAGGTCTGAAAGTGTGCAACAAGGACGGAAAGACGGAATTTCTGAATTTGGAGCTGTTACCTACACCAAAGGCACAGGAAGCGCGCGGGAATTGTTCGGTAAACAGAAACAAATTCAATCTGACCGACAAAATTGCAGAATTGACAAGCCCGATTTCGCCGACTTCCCAACTCAATCCCCTGTTTGTAGCAGAAATGATGGGCTACCCTTCAGAGTGGCTGACCTTACCATTTCTTTCCCAAAGTGGAGAAGTACAAGCATCGAAGCGTTAGGAAATGCGATTGTTCCACAGGTTATTTATGAAATTTTTAAAAGCATAATAGAGGTAGAATATGAATGAAGTATGGAGAGACATTCCGGAATATGCTGAATTATATCAAGCATCTACATATGGAAATATAAGGCGTAAAGACAGGTTTGTCACAAATAATGGAACCATTTGTGTAAAACATGGAAGAACAGTATCGCAATCTAAATCTTCTAAAGGGTATATGCGAGTTAGGCTTTTCTTTAATGGAAAGAAAAAAGAGGAATTAGTACATAGACTTATTGCTAAGACTTTTATCGAAAACCCTTATGCCTTTCCTCAAGTTAATCACAAGGACGAAAACCCTGCTAATAATATTGTAGATAATCTTGAATGGTGTGACGCGAGGTATAACAACACATACGGAAATAGAATAGCAAAATCTGTTGTAAAGCAAAGTAAGCCTATTATGCAATTCTCTCTTGACGGAAGATTTTTACATTCTTTTCCATCTATTAAAGAAGCAGAACGGCAAACCTTCATATCTGCTGGGCATATTTGTTTGGTGTGCCAAGGGAAGAGACCTACAGCAGGAGGTTTTATCTGGGCTTACAAGTAGCCACAAGTGGCATTCGAGATATTTAAAGCTATAGAGAAAATATATAAAACAAAATAAACATGAAAGTAGAATTACAATGCGGTGATACAATCACCATTCCTGAGGGTTGCAAAGCAATCGTTAAGGGGAAAAGTGTAGTATTTGAGAAAGAAGAGAAAGTGCAAGAGTTTAAGGACGGAGATGTGCTTGTGGTTGTTGTAAATGGGGAAAGGCACAATGCTTTTATTTATAAGAGTACAGATGCAGTAGGTTTTCATTTATTTTATGCTGGCATAAATGCTGATGGAAATCTTTTAATTAATGATTCTTCAAATGGGAGATGGAGCAATGAAATTCTGTCTTATGCCACCGACGAAGAAAAACAGGAACTCTTCGACAAGATGAAAGAGCAATGCTTGCGGTGGAATGCAGAAGAAAAGCGAGTGGAGCATATTAGGTGGAGAGCAAAGAAAGGTGAAAGATATTACTCTATTAATTGTGTCATGGGGAGTATACGTTTTATTGAAAGAGGAGATATTTGCGATAACGGACTTTGGAATGCTCTCGTCTACTTCCGCACTGAAGAGCAGGCAAAAGAAGCTGTAAAGCGTGTGAAAGAAACCTTGCGACAATACCATGAAGAAATAGGGGGGTAGCATGAAGATAATATACAATAAACGCTTTCCCTTTAAGGGCTACAAAGCAATTACCTTGTTGAAGTGGATAATCGTAAGGGAGGATGCAAAAGAACACTTCACAGTAGAAGATTACAATCACGAGTGCATACATTATGCACAAGAAAAGGAACTGTGGTTTGTCGGCTTCTATCTGTTATATATACTTGAGTTCCTATTTGCGTTGCTCTATTTCTGCAACTGGCATAAGGCATATCGTAATATCTCATTTGAAGTTGAGGCTTATACATACCAAGATGATTTGAATTACTTGCAACACCGTAAAAGGTTTGCATGGAGCAAGTTTGATTGGTAGCCTCAACCACCAAAAGATAAAATCGAACAACCTTATACGATAACTATATTTGCAAATACTTTAAAATCTTGCAAGAATTGGAAAGAAATGGAAAAGGACATACGCTTTACAGGTTATACTGCTGTCCCGTCTGATTATGAATGTTCAGACGGAGAACTCACACAGGCATACAACCTCATCAATGAAGATGGGGCATACAAATCACTGCTTGCGCCTAAGGTGCTATTCAATCTTGGAGAAAACCACAGTGTGATATATGTGCATAAGGCTACAACCTATACACATTATATCATCATTGATACTGCTAACAAGAAACTGCTGTGGACAATAGACGGTAGCAACTTTGCTGACTTGTATAGTATAGGCGACAAAGAGTTGTATCAAGTAGTGGGAGTAGGCAACACTCTTATAGCCCTTACAGATGCTGGTATGTTCTACTTCCTTTGGAAAGGTGATACTTCTGGTTATCTATTCCTTGGAAATGATATTCCAGAATTACCTATTTCTTTTGGATTGCAGGGTGAGATGCAGCGTACTGATGAGTTTACCCTTGAGTTTGATAACCTTAGCTGGGAAACAAAGACAAAGGAGAATGGGTACAGTTACAGTAGCTACAATGAGTTCTCCGATGAAAACAAGAAAAAGATAACATCACAAGTGTTGGCTAAAGTAAACAAATTCATAGCTGACAGGTCAACTAATAAAGGTAAATTCATCTTTCCTTTTCTTGTAAGATATGCTTATCGCCTCTATGATGGTAATCTCATCAGACACTCTGCTCCAGTCCTCATGGTATGTTCCACGAGCTGCGCTCCTATTGTCTTGTGGCGGCATATATATGGCAAGAACGGTTTGAACAGGGCGGATGTTCGTGTTGTTGGAATGTTACACTCGTTGGACTATGCTGCCATTAAACAGAGTGATATAGACTTACTGAAAGACTGGACTGATATCGTTAAATCCGTTGATATATTTATCTCAAAGCCAATCTATACGTACAATCAGAATGGCGAATGTGATAAATTCTTTAATTACGATGAGTATGGGGATGAGGCGTGGGGATATAGTATTTGCAAACATACTAACCAAGCTGCAGATAAAACCAAATATCCTTTGCACTATCAAAAGAAAGATATGGGTTATCTTTATCAGATGACATTTGATAAAGATAATCTCGGCACACGTCCAGGTGGTATACTTGGACTTCCTCGCAAAGATTCTTCGACGGTAAAGGAAGATATTCGTAACTGTTCAAACTTCTACTTTCTCGAAAGTATCAAGATAGAACAGCTTACTACAACACGCACACTTCTTAATATAGAAGAAGACTATTTGCAATCTTTGGTCAATAGAGAGGTTATGACCGATGATTATGACAGCCACGACAAAATTATACCAAAGTATGCTTTTGGTTATAATGCTCGTGTTAATCTTGCTAATATCAGAAAGAAACTTTTTGATGGATTTAATGCTGGAGCAATGTTGCCTTTCACAGATGGATACGTGAAACACTGGTCTGATACTTCTCCTACCATTTTAGACAAGACAATCAATATCTCTGTTTATGTTTTTATCAAACAGGATGGAAAAGATATAATCGTGCATGGTGAAGCTGGTGTATTTGGTTATGAGAACCCAGTTCTATTCCTTTACTATCCAAATGGAAATGCATACAAAGCAATTGTAACAGCATGGGACTACTTTGGAACATTCTACGAAGTACCACTTGAGCGGCATGCCTTTCTTAATGGGGCTTTCTACTATGGCGGTTGGAATGATTTAGAGAAGCGAACATATAACTCACCAACTATTTCCAGCGAAGAAGAACGGACAATTGAAATTCCTAATAAGATATACACTTCCGAAGTAAACAATCCGTTCTATATTCCTGTTACAGGCATAAACACTGTTGGGACAGGTAAGATTTTGGGCATATCTACTGCAGCAAAAGCGCTATCACAGGGTCAGTTCGGACAGTTCCCACTATATGCTTTCACAGATGAGGGTGTATGGGCATTGGAGGTAAACTCATCAGGTGGATACTCTGCCAAACAACCTATCACACGTGACGTGTGTATATCTTCAGACAGTATCACGCAGATTGACACTGCGGTACTCTTCGCTACTGATAGGGGTATAATGGAAATATCTGGTTCACAGACGCAATGTCTGACCGATATTATTAATGGTAACGATTTCTTCTCACTTGACCGTCTGCCTGGACTGTCTAAACTCTACCCAGATGGTATTCCTCAAGTAGATTGTACCTTCTCAGAATTTCGCAAAGGTTCACGTATGTCCTACGACTATGTAAATCAGCGTATAATAGTGTTCAATGAAAATAAGAACTACGCTTATGTCTTCTCTATGAAGTCTAAGCTATGGGGTATTGTAGCCTCATCGCTCATTACTGCTATTAATTCTTATCCTAATGCGTATGCGATGGCAAAGATAAAGACTGTTGGGAGTGATGGCAAACAGGAGGTGACAAACAACTGTCTTGTGGACTTATCACGTTCTACTGAAACACATCAGAAAGGCTTGCTTGTAACTCGACCTATAAAGTTGGATGTCGCTTCAATACTTAAAACATTCGATACAGTGTTCCTCCGTGGACTATTTGGCAAGGGGAAAGTACAGGTAATTCTGTATGGCTCACGAGACAATATCAACTGGCATCTCGTACATTCAGCTAAGCAACATTATCTAAAAGGCTTCCGTGGAACACCTTACAAGTATTTTCGTATAGTCGCAATAACCGACCTTTCTATTGGTGAAACATTAGTCGGTGCGTCTGTCGCCTATACTCCACGACTTATAAACCAACTTCGATAACTTCTTTTTTTTTATACGTCCATAATTAAAGGGCAGGTCTGCGTGAAGCAGGTCTGCCCTTGCTCTGTTTATCTGTATTCTATTAGAATACCGACAATCGACGACGTACTCTGTTTACTCTGCTATGCAATGCCACTCGTATCTGTCTTTCCATATCTTCTGCCTTGACCGCCCAAGTTTCAGCCTTAGCAGGATTGGTAATACTCATCCAGTCTGCCACTGTATAACATACGATATACTCATGGATAAGCTTAGATAACAAGTTGAGTGTTGTCTGAGAAAAGTCAGTAGGTAGACTAAGGACAATGCCGTAAGTAGGCTGCTCTTTCAAGACATTATCAAGCTCATGGTTGCTAATCTCATTCTTTGTGTACGGATATAGCAACTCCTTGCATTGAGCTACTGTCAAATCAAGTAATCGTGTAACCCTGTTCACATTACCCTCTTCGCCAACATCTTGCACTGTATGCTTGGCATGTAGGTTGTCTGTCTGCATAATATGACCTTCGATATAGGAGTAATTCTCGATATCATACAATAACTGACTACGCTTAAAACCAAGTACAGCCTCTATGTTGCCGTTCTTATCTGTATAACAGCCAAGGATATTACTTTCGTCTGCCTGCATAAACTTTATATTTAATCTGTCGGTGTCTTTGGTCTGCTGCGTTTGCTCACAGACTGTTGAATAGAAGCCATACTACGAGTTGCAAGAGCTATGTACTGCTCTGCATCTGCTTTGTTCGTAACAAGATACCACTCAGCAATAGCTGTGTTCTTCAGATAGTCATGCACAGCTTCACCAATTCCTGCCGTTGCGGCTTCATTGAAGTTACTCGGCATGGTAAGGTTAAGTTCCAGATTGTGACTACCATCAAAGTGACTATTATCGGTAGTTGTTCCGTCTTCATCAAGATACTCTGCAAGCTCGGTTTTCACCTCTGCAAAGCCTTTCTTGATACTTCGGAGTATCTTCTCACGGTTCTCCTCGTCCTCACTGGCAAACATCGAGGCTACCTCCTTGTGGTTCTCCTTGTTTTGAATGGTACGACCACGAAGAAAGGTCTCGTTCATAATGTCGTAAAGCAACCACGATATTTTGATAGTTGCTCTTACAGGTTTCTTTGCACCTAATGTTGGGGTTGGCATATCTTTGTTATTTGAAATTGTTAATCTGTTGGTAACATAGGACGCTTGCGAGCATAAAGTAGTCGTTCTACATTAAGCATTATTTCACCAGCAGTTGAAAAGTATTCCTTAGCTTCTCCTTTGTTGGCAAATCGAAACCATTGTGCCGTAATGGATGCTATAAAGAAACTACGCAGTGAACTCTGAACACTTTCCTGCAATGTCTTGTCCCACGATTTGCTTACTTGTAATTCTGCCTTGTAGTTCTTATCTACATCGGTCGCACCGCTCACAAGCATTTCTTTCAAGTCCTCATTCACGGCTGTTACACTCTCATCCCAGAAGCGACCCAATTCCTTGAAATCATCATCAACGGCAAGAATGCGATTTCTCGCATTCTCATCTCCGTCTATTAGTTTTGAACCTGTGTAGTCCGTTGCTTTTGCAACTTCATTGTACACATCGCTCTGTGAAATAGTTATGGTTATCGTTTCCATCAGAAAGAGATTAGAGAGTATGTAATTCCAATTCCAATATAGGGCTTAAATCCTTGTACTGTTGTCCCATATCCGCTGGATATACCTATATGCCAATGCTTAGGAGGCTTCCTTATTGTTATTACCTCACGCTTTGGGTAGACGAAAATGCTGTCAAGTCGAACATTTACACCACTGATATATGCCGTATAGTCTTTATCCTTATATACGGATTGCAGCATGGGTAATTCTATTTGTACACTATCTTGGTCTTTTTCACATAATATTATCTGTTCTAAAGTATCTGCTCTAATGCGTGGTAAGGTATCGAGCATAGCATTTCTCAAAGTTTCCTTTAAGTGGGCTACGCTAACAGATACCTTTGTAGTCCCATTAGACTTCACAAATACTGGTGCAGGATTATGGTACTTAATAGTATCAACATAGCGCACCGTGTCTGTGATAGTCTCGTGCAAAGGCTTTCCCCCTGTGCGTTGTGTTCCCCTGCCCAGGAAAAACGCAACACACGCAAGAATAATTAAGGGTATAATACCCCACAAAAACTTCTTCATATCAGTTCAAAATGGTTTGCACAAATTTAATCTATACAAAGTATCTAATCGTTTTATCTGTTGCTAAAGATTAGCATACTCTTCTTTCGCATTAAAACACGGACAAGCTTTCATCCACTCGTTAGGGGTTATCTTTCCATCCTTATTCAAGTCTGGAGAAAAATCCCTATGACCCTGAATAACCGCTGTAGGGTACTTCTTATGTAGCATCTTTAACAGAGAGCGCAGACTTGCTTTCTGTGCGGTTGTGCGGTTGTCAGTAGGTTTGCCATTAGTATCAATGCCACCAATATACGCAACATTGATAGAAACAGCATTGAAGCCCTTAACGCCATTGCTTACTTTGTCTTCATCAAGAAGCTGTGTAATCTTGCCGTCTGGCGACACCACGTAATGATAACCAGGATTAACCCACCCCTTGCGTCTGAATTCCTGCTTTAATCCCTCAATCGTCATAGACTGGTGACTTGCGGTGCAGTGAACCGCAATGTATTTTATATTTCTCATATTACGTTAATCAAATTTGGGTTTATTGTCGTTAATATCGACGTGAGATGTTTTAAGATACTCGCTAAGAAATGGAACTTTATCAACCACTTTCAAAGTGAGGACATAGTAAACGAAACCTGCCACTTTCCACATTGTAGTATTTTCGATGAGCATCATCCTCCAGTTACGAACGATGTTCGTTGAGTAAAACCAAATCGCTACACCGCATAACGCCTTGACAACACCTAAAGTTTCCTCACCTGCATGGAGAAAATAACCTGTAATGAAGATAGAAGCAGTCATGACAAAGAACAACGTACAGTGGTAGAAGAAGACCATTGATTTCTTTAGATTCCATCGTTCGCCATGTTTCAGTCCTGCTACTACTCCAAAGATGTAATTCAGTGTGAAGACTATCAACATTGCATACATGAAATCACGTATCGGAAAAAAAAGACTTAGCATACCGCTAATGATACTACACATAACGTATTTAAACTGTTCAAGGTAATTCATAATATAACTAAATTTACTAATGTTCTTACTCCGAAGCCTACAGCTACACCACCAACCGTTAGTCCCCAATCGATTATGTCTGCTTTTCCGCCCCACATTCTATCCTTAACTTCCAGTGCAGTAGCGACACCTATACCTGCATACGCTGCACAATACAAGCTATTAGCACCAGCACCGATAAGTACACCACCTATAAGGTGTTTGTACCTGTTACTTTCTTTAAGCCATTTAATTACTTTCTTCATCTTGTTTTTACAATAAATTTCCACAAAAATAATATAGGAAAAACGATTGAAAGGTTTATGTTTGTAATTACGATAGTAAAGATAGGATGAGGCTGCCTACTAAAGTGGTATAACATATCCCTTCTGCAATAAATGTAGCATTCTCTTTCCAATTCTTACGAATGAACACAAGTGGGAACAACACCCACAACATGAGTAACCATGGTATAAGCAAAGCTACTACAATCTGACTTACCAATCCAAAGAGATAACCGCCTACATAATGTAGCACTTTGTTTTCTGTTCTATAACAAGGTGAAGCAGCTACCATCAACAAGCCTACACTCATCATTCCTGCAATATAAGCATGCTTAGGCGGTAAGGCATGAAGAGAAGAGAATAACAAGATAGCTGCCGTCATTGTTGCCCACAACGAAAAGCGAACATCACCTACATAATAGCTGAAACTACTCACACTATCTGGTAACTCCTTTGCTTTCTTAGCTGCTACTATTGCCATTGCAACTGAAAGCACTACCGATAAAATGATTAAGTAAACCATGATTGCATATCCTTTTTGTAAATCATATCCTTTTCTGCCCACCCCTCTGCAAGCGTATTAGTTACAAATGAAATGGCAGATAAATAAAAATCTTTCAGCTCATCCTTTGTGTTAAACTGACGATACTTAGGGTCGTTCTCCTGTCCGAACTTAAACGTTACAGGTAGATTACTTCCATCTGTAAGCATACACAAGTCAAAAGCAGCTTTGTAATTAAACTGATTTTCTGATGATAGATATACAATATTACCCTCATAGGTAAACCCAGCAAGTATCTTTTCATCAATTAGCTTGTTGACATGTGTGGCTATATCGCCCTTTAATTCTTCTTCTGTAGGCTTATGCCCATAGTCCTTACGCCAGTAGTAACCGCTTTCATCGCTGTCTTTGTCTTTGCCAAAGCCATAGAACAACACATAGTGGTCATCGGATAGACGTAACAAACTGTCGTTACGTTCCTTGATTCCGTACACCTTAAAAAAGTCTGTATTCATAGATGTATGTTTTAAGTGAATTTATATTTGAATTTATTTCCATCAAATGCTTCGCTTCTGATTATTGTTTCGAAAGGGAAACCGTCTTTCATCTTAGCGACTTGGTCGAGTATGGATTTTAACTCCTCGGAGTTGGTAAAGAACTTACTGAACTCACGTGTTGCTTTGTCTCTAAATGAGATAAGATAGCGGTGGTCACCATGCTTAGTTACCACGTCTTTTTCATAATCGTGTACCTCTATGGGACTGTTTACTATTTCTGCAAGGCGTACAGTCTTACCTTGGAATCTTTTCTTTCCATCTTCAGGAGTATAGGTTACTCCCATCTCTGAAAATTTTCTCATCTCTCGTGTTGTTAATAATGTGTTTAATAGGTTTTTGCTATTACAATGTTTGCACAAGCCATAAAGTGAACCAACGATTTGTTGCCTACGCTTACGACTTTTCACTTTATGTAGTTTGCGTGCAAGATGCTGTTTCACTCGTTTGCGCAAACGAACATGGGTTGGATATATAACATAGCCAAGGAAATCAAGTCCCTTTGTTATGGGAAAGATACTATCGTTAAACTTGACGGTCTGCCCTATAGCTTCCATCCTTTCATGTACAATCTTCCTACACTCCCATAAGTACCGCTTGCTACCTGCTGCAATAACACCATCGTCACAATAGCGATAGAAATGCTTAATGCCATAGCGGTCTTTTAGGTAGTGGTCCAGATACAAAGAAAGCAAAAGATTTGCAAGTCCTTGTGATGAACGAAGTCCCATACTTAAGCCATTAGGAAGTAGTCTGACAAAACCCTCTAAGATACTAATGAGACGTTTGTCTTTAAATACTCGTCTGATACAGTACATCACAAAATCCTGCTGTATCGTAGGATAGAACTTTTTAATATCAAACTTATAGATATACTTCATTTCCTTTGGATAGAGCTGTATATCCTTTTCTATATAGGTTTTAAGGTCGTGCATACCACGTTGTTTGATAGATGCTGCTGTCGTTCTGATATATCTACGATGTAGATGTTTATCAACGACACTCATCACGGCATTTATTTTTATACGTGTACGCATATTAAAGACCTGTATGTCCCTCCACTTATTACCCTCGTGTATATGCTTCTCGTGATAGTTGCTTACATTGACGTGCCCAGAGGCTATCTCCTTTGCTACATCATCAAGGAAAGATTCTCTGTGTGCAAGAAGCCATTTGCCCTCTTTAAGTTCTTTTCTTTTTGTTCCATGCACGACAGTATCAAACGAGCTTTCTAAATTAGCTCGTTCTATAATCTCTTCTATGATATATCCGTCACGCTTCATTTATTTACCTTCAGTTTCCCAGGTCTAAGACGTTCGAGAACTATCCTACCAGTCTCTACCTGCATTGTTATGTTTCAGCTTTCCAACCTTTAAAAGGTGCTTTTGCTGAGGCTCGGATTCTTCGCTTACTACTATTTGTCATCACGTGACAATATGCTGTTGGAGCGATATAATATATCTTTCTGTTTGCAAGCCGAGAACCGATGTTCGAGTTCGACTGCGATGATGCGTTATTCGCATTCGCAAAGACGAGACCGCCATTCGCATTCGCACTGTTATTCGAACGCCCGACA